GATATATTGCTGGCCATTTAATTCCTTTGTAATTCGCCACAATCAGATCACCTCTTTTCAAATAATTTGGATCAACTTTTTTACCGATAGTTCTAAATAAGTCGATCATATCTTTTATCGCTAATTCAGGATCAGTTTCCCAATATTCTAGATAAGAAACAAGGTCATACCCTTTGTATGCAGACGGAACTTTCAGGTTCAAATCTGTATAAATCCGGTGTATTAATTGAAGGCAATTACACTCCTCAAAGCTCTGCCCTATATATTTTCGAGTTACCTGTCCGAATCCCTTCATGTTGTTTTGCCCCAGTAGATTTCCCGTTCCATCAAATCTGGTAACCATCTTTCCCCGCCAAAATTATCTGTATTACTCAACGCACCACATCTTGCATAACTTCTGTCGCACCATGTCTCTGCTCCTGCGTAAGTACATTCAGTGCCTTTAAACGCCCACCTACAGGATGCTTGATGTTTTCTTAAAGTTCTTTTGTTCCAGAAAACAAATTCGTTCATTAATACTATTTCTGCCTTTGGTTCAGTTAACTTCCAGGTTGAAACTAACCCCCTAAATATTTCAATCGGCTGATCAATCATGGTATTATTTGAGTCCAAAAATCCTATCTGTAAAATGCCCCATTTGTTTATAACGTCTTCATTTAAGAAAATCGCTGACATCTGTAAATCAACATTTGCAATATCGACAATTACTTTATCAACTGAAGTTTTTGCCCCGAAATTTATTGTCTGAATCTCAAATGGCATTGTTTCAAATTTATTACTTTCATATCCTTGTTCGGTTATTAAATAAGCATCTCCCTCTGTCACTAAAAAGTTGCTTCCTTCTGTTGCTAAGTTATAAAAATTAGAGACTCCGTACAAATCAACATCCGCGTCTGTGTACCTGATTATAGTATCAAATTGAAACTCAAGAAACCAGAACATCTTCCCGGTTTCAGCGGCCATTGCAGCTTCAACAAATGATGATAAATCTCTCATATAGGTGCAAGCCCCTTCAATTTAATTCCGTAAGAATAAAGCTTAGAAATAAACAACTGTCTTGGAAGTTTATCCTCTTTAAACCTTACTCTTATTCTCAAATATCCTGTAAAATCTGCAGTAATTATTATTCCTGAGGCCGGAGCCGCAACATCAAATTGAACCCTATCGCTGTTTGAAACCCCGCCACCTACTAATATTGTTGTGTTTGTTGTGTCGTCAACTCCGTCAACATATATGGTTTGAGAAGATGTGCTTCTGCCAGGTATATCAAAGGTATCTGTTGTTCCGTCTCCTGTTCCGCAATACAAGCCGTTATGATTAAAAGCCTGCCCAAAAAGTAACGATAAATCATAAATATAAAAAGCCTCGTCTGCCCCGTGCCTTTCTTCGTAAAATTCCCACAAAGTTTTACCTTCTGCTAATGATAAATTTTTATATTGTATGGTTACATTATATTTAGGATAAAGCAATTTGCTTCTTCTCTGTTCGCCTCCTCCATCATAATTAGATATTAAAGTATTATATTCCGGCTCGATTATAAATGAATGTCCGGTTGATGGAGAAGGGCTTGTCTCAGGATATGTTGCCATTATAAAGTACTCCTCATTGTATCTCTAAGTCCCGTTCTATCTTTTAAGGCGTCGTCAATAACAGTTACGATTGATTGTGGATTTCTCTTGACAACTTCTGCAAAAGATTTTGAATCAATGGCATTAATAATAATTGTTGTTTCCCCTCCACCGCCTTCAGCTTTTACTCCAAGATCACCATCTGAAGTTCTGGTCAATGGCATTATCGCTTCTGCCCCTGCTTCTCCCATTAGTCCAGCACCTTGTGCAAAATTAAAACGAGTAGGTCTGTTTACAATCCCGTTTGAGAATCCAGAAATGCCACCAGGGAAAACACCGCCATTAGCCATAACTGGAAGCATGTTTCCAGCCTCCATGCTCGAAGTAACCCCGCCACCACTAAACAATGAAGATGCCCCTGTTATTAATCCGCTTAACAGTCCACCCTTTGATCCACCACTGAACAAAGGCTCAATAAGTGATTTTTGGATTAACATTTGAGTTATCATCTTGCCAAATGATTTTAAAATATCACCAAAGGTTGTTTCTGCCCCCCATAACATTTCATTAAGAGTTCCGCTAAATTCACGACCCCAGCCTGCAAAAGCGTCTGTCATATCATTGGCTGTATCTTCTGAACTATCAATAAGTTTTTCATCAAGTTTAACCTGTGCGTCAAGTTTTGACTGGTGGTCTGCCATCATTGTGTCAAGACTCGCCAACAACCATTCATCTTCCTGAGTCATATAATCAGCGATATAATCAGCATGCGCATCAAGGCTCTTTTGATGATATTCCATTTCTGTATCTAATGATTTTAACAGCCATGTATCTTTTTGTTCCGCCTCCTTTGCTAAATCTGTGGCCAATTTTTCAGCATCTTTAGGTGGAAGTCCGGCAGCAAATTTATCATGCTCAATCATCTCTTTTGCTCTTGCTTCCATTGCTTTAAGTTCAGTGAGAAATGCTTTTCTGTTTGTAATTAATTCCCTTAATTTCTTTGCCTCCCTGTCAACCTGCCAAGTAAATTTCCCCGTTGCAATTACCCGCTCAAGAAAATTCAAACGCAGTTTTTCTGCCCCCATGTCTTCATCAAAAGTTTTTACAATGTTAGAAGCATTTTGCCAGGCGTCCCCATACTCAACAACACCAGCAGCCGCAAGGCCCATTGCCTTTGCTATATCACTCCAACTCCCTGCAAGCTGTACGCCAAGGCCAATAACCTTGCCCATATTTACTGCAAGCTCAAACATATTTTTTGATAAAGATGCAATTTGTTCTATCACCTGTGGGTTTTGCCTTATCCATTTTGTAGTTGCCTGTATGGTTTCTCTTATATAATCTTTATATTTATCAAACGTTCTTAAAAGTTGCCCCTCAATGGTTGAATTTAAAATCTTGATATCATTGTCAAGTTGATCTCTCATTATTGCAGCAAGCTTTTGTGTAATTCCAGCACTTTCTTGCATTTTCTTATGTAATTTTTCATATAGAGGAATTTGACTTGCTAAAACATCAGCAGTTTTGACCTGTCTCGCTCCGAAAACCTTACCGATTTTTGCTGCGTCCCATTGCTCCTTTTTCATTAATTTCAATAAATCAATAAATGTTAAACCTTCTATTCCAGCCGTCTTAATATACTGTGCAGATTTTAACATAATCATGTTTAGGCCAGCACCAGCCATTGACGCCTTTATGCCACCGCCAGCCAACGCACCCAACATAGCAGCTGTTTGCTCGACATTGTAACCCATTAGCTTCGCCATAGGAGCGGCATATCTCATTGACTCGCCAAGCATTTCAACCGTGGTATTTGATCCTGTACTCGCCACAATAAAGGCATCATTAACTTTAGATAAATTTTCAACCTTCATTCCGAAAGCTGTCATTGTGTCGGTGGTTATATCAGTAGCTAAACTCAAATTAACCTGTGCAGCCGTTGCTAAATCTAAAGTTCCAGGTAATGCCACAATACTTTGCTCGGCACTGAAACCAGCAGCCGCCAGGAATTTTAAGGCTCCGGCGGCTTGTGTGGCTGTATGCTCTGTGGTTGCTCCCATTTCACGGGCTATATCTGTTAAATTTTTTAAATCTTTACCTGTTGCCCCTGACCATGCCTGAACGGTTTTCATTGTTGACTCAAATTCACGGCCAAGAGAAATGACCCTTTTTGTCAACATTACCATTCCAACACCAAGCGCTGCAGAAGCAAGAGCTACTTTTGCAAAAGAAACTCTGCCAATTTCACGGTTCATTAATACAGCCGCTTTCTTGGTCATAGTTTTGGCTTTTGCAAGGTCACGTTTTAACTGCGTTGTTTTTGCACTGACTGATAAATATATCCCACCAATTTTCATTTAGTGCCTTTCGCTCTCATTACTTCGCTCCGTGCATATTGTACCATATCAAGACAATACAACTTCTCTTTTATTCCTAACAAATCCATAATTTTAAAAGGATCTATGTTTTCAGTCATTCTCCAATAAACCTCGTATATCAAAACATTTTCATCTTGTAATTCCGGTAAACACTTTGAACAATCAGGTTTTTCATTGTACATTCTATATGTTGCCCTGCATCTTTTACAGTCTATTTCGCTGGTCCGGATGCAGAACTCTGTGAGTTTTTTCTTTGATCTTCCTTTTCCTGAGATATTTCGTCTGAAAGTTTTCCACGAAGTTCCGAGATTAAATCACCGAATCCCTCAATTTTATCGTAAGCCGACATTTTATTGTCTTCTTTGCATTCTATCGGTTTATCGTTTTCGTCAAAAAAGTTCTTCCAGCCCACGATTGCAGCTATGTTGTTGAGCTTAACGATTAAATGCGGGTTTGTTTTCTGGATTACTGTAGGCGTGTAATCCTTACCTTTTTTCTTGTATTTAATTTCCTGCTTAAATGCTTCGTCAAATACGTTTGCTTCTTCGCCGGGTGTCAGGTGTTTAATTTTTAACTCTGCCTTGTCTGAGTCTTCCGGTACTTCAAACCATCTTTCTACTGTTTTTGATATTCTCATAATTCCCCTTTAGCTCCTTTAAAAGTGATGGGCGGAAGTGGCGGAGCATACCACTTTAGAGATTGAACTCTACCGCCCATATAATTAATTAAGTCTCATCGCCCCTTCAATTTTTCCCTCAAAATCAATCGTACCCAAACCAGCTTTATCAACTGAAATGTTTGGCTCTGACAAAATCTTGATGTGTGAAATCATTGTCTCCGCTGGAAGTCCACCACCTGCGCCAGTAGTTGAATTTGAAGCATAATAACTGGTATCATCAACCCAAAATTTAAGAGTCGTAAGGTCTGATTTAAGCCAGTAGGCGTCCCTTACTTTATCCTGACCTGTGGTGTCGTCTTTCTTATAACTGCCTGAAAAAGTAACTGTACCACCTGTTCTGATACCCCTCAAAATCATTGTATCATCGTCACCAAAATCTGTGTCATCAAGCTCTGCATACGAACCACCCGAAAACGCCCACGTCCCACATCCAACAATAGATGCATCTGAGCCTATTGTTACTTTACAATCCTTGCCTATTTTACTTTCTAATGCCATTTTACTACCTCCTGATTCGTAGGTGCTCCACTCCTAACAAACCGATTAAATGTTATTTCATTATTTTCTGAAAAAGTTTATACGTCCCCCAATCAATCGCCATTAATGAAAGATGTTTTATGTCTATTGAACAATCAACTACTATAGGTATTTTTCTTTCTCTTAATTTCTCACAAAAAACCACGTCTTCGCCTATCGGTTGCCCTTCGTCCCCGACTTTGAATTGAAACCATTTATCAGGAATGAGGTCTATAAAAATTTGCGTATCATAAAGAATACAACCTGTGCCTGTGTATGTGACAGGTACTTCGTCTTTAAATGTTCCGTCTTCGTTTCTAATTTCTTTATCTGGTACTTGGTATAATTTTCCAACATCGCCCCTGAGAAGAAGTGGATCAAAAGGCGGATAACGTCTGTGAACTCTTGCCCCGACAACTGGTTTTTTATGTGCCAGCATTTTCTCAAGCATATTTTCAGTCATATAAATCTGATCTGAGTCCATCATTATTATGTGCGTACACCCTGATAATAAAGCCTGCTGAACAAGGTTATTTCGTGCTGCATCAATCTGGCATGGAAAATCAGGCATCAATACATCAAAATTTATTGACCTTCCGGTTTTGACAAGTGAGCTCATGTATTCTGTTATGACTTTCACAAATGAAAAAAAGAACTGTCTGTAAACTGTTTCGTCTGTAAGTGGGATTCCGATTGCAAGTTTTACTCCGTATTTCTTCTGCATCCGTTTTCGTTTTCGATTGCAATAGGTTTTAAAATCATGCTGTGCTATAGGGTCTGCATATACTTTTTTGTAATGCTCATCATTTTCCGCCGTCTTGTTGATAGGATGTATGTGAGTTATTAAAGAGTCTTTAGCCCATGCCCACTTCCCAAGTTCTTCTGCAATGTCTTTTAATTCGTTATCACACCAGCAATGATTATATTCTGTTGAAAAGAAATCTCCGCCCTCAATATACTTCAACATCTTTTTATGTGCCAGCCAGTGTGCAAATGGATTTCCGTCTTTTACTCTTTTGTCTTGAGTATGAAGTCCGACAACTCCCCATCCTATTTCCTGCATTTTTAGTAAGGCATTTTTCAGGAAGTCTTTTTCAGGTACGGTATCATCGCCCAAGAACATGACAAGGTCGTGTTTTGTTCTCTTGACTAATTTCTTAACCATCCGAGGACAACCGACTCCGTCAGTGTCAATACCTGTGATTATTTCGTATTGACCAATAGGCAAGCCTGCGTTTTTCTTAATTGCCTTTATACAGCGTTTGGCTGCGTCTGGTCGTATAATTGGTATTACTATGCTAATTTGCTCCATCTTTTAGCTCCTTTGTAATAATCCTAAACCGCATGGATTTTTATGTGTCTTTGAAATGTATTCTTTCGATAGTTTATAGGTTTTTGACTCGCTTAACCCTTTAAAAAATCTTTTGGCATGATCGAAAACATTAATGTCGTGGATAAGAAGGCTGTCAGACCCCATTTCATTAACTTCTTGTTCTGTTATCATGGTCGCTCCCTTTCTAATAACACGTCATACTCAACTGAATACCCCTGTATAGGTGGCACTTGGTCAAAATCGTTATTTGGATAAGTCAAATTACGTTGGAAATTTAGATGTCTCCATCCGGTTACTGTAAGTGTGCAATCATCAAACATTGTTTTTAATGACTCTAAAAGATTCCCTGCTTCTAATGCTGAATTATTCTGACTGAATATATTAAATTGAATTGTGAAGTCTTCTCGCTCATCGGTAAAATCTAACTCGTCAATATCTGAAACTGAGAAATATACACAATATGGGAAAGGGTCGCCTTGCTCTGCTTTATTAGGCCGCAATCGCCCACTTATATCATTATAAAAGCCACTGCCTGTCGTTGTAGCAAATCTATTATATATCCCCTGGAATAATGCGTTCATAACTATAATTTATCCAATGCTGATTTGAATTTTCTATTTGCACTGCTCTTGTTCTTTTTGGCCGCTGGTCTCATGTAAGGCTTTGCAACATCTTTAAAAGTTCCC